TGGCTTTGAGCAGGTTAAAGCTTTAGTGGCATAGGCTTATTGTGCAATTTTTTAAATTTGCTCATTTATAGAATTCTATATAGATTACATCAGGGTGCATCCTTGTGTACTGCTTTAAGGAAACTGTTTTCCCAAGCCCTGCATCCCCATAGATTAGCGATATATCCCCTGCGGCTTCCGCAAAAGAAACCGCCATGATAATATCATCAAGTGTCTGCGTGTGTGCTATTTCTACCTTGTTCATAATTCTCCTTATGCCTGTTTTTCATAAGCCCTGTCCAGCATTTTCTTTTTAAATTTGTCGGCATAACCTTTCTGTCTGTCTGACACTGCTTTTTTCCTTGCCCTGTTCTGGTTGAGGACATCCTCATAATTCCGCTCCATGTCAGACATTGAAATGCGTCTGATGTTTTCCTCAATCTTTTCATTCCTGACAATCTCAACTGTTTTCGGCTTTGCGACTTCTGTATGCTCCATGCTTTCAGCCTGACGTTTCAGCCGTTCCCCGACTGCTTCTGTGCTTCTTGCCACGTTATCAGCAGTATAGGAATTTAACGCTTTCTGTCTGGCTATCTTCTTACGCTGGTTTTCTCTCTGGTAATCTTCATCAGTCAGATTCCATCCCCGCTTTTGTATTTCCTCAGCCACAAATAAAAAGTTTTCATTTATGTCAAAGACATATAAAATTTCCGGTTTTGTAGGGTCATATCTTGCAGTGACTTTTTGACCGATATAATTTATGCAGTTGTCATTATAGAAATGGATGCCTTTAAATGTAATGCCATTCCGCTGTACAGTACGCTGACCCTTTACACGCATAAGGCTGAAATACAATACTTCCTTTGATGCCCTGCGGATTGTGAAAGGAATGTCAGCATATGCCTGATTAGGGCTTTTACCGCCCATTGCATCCCCTGAATGTTTTACATTGTTATAGATTTCATACACATAGCGGTTATGGTGTTCTATAAACTCTTCCAGCGTTATCACATCCATTATGTCCAGCTCTTTTAAATCCTCTGGACGCTGTTTTGCATTGCTTCCCGCATAGGAAGGGTATTTTTTCCCTAACTGTTCCTCGAAAGTGTTGAATACCCTTTCAATCGGTTTTGCTTTGGCGTTATATGGGATCGCATAGGTTACATCTATCTGTAAGTTGGATGCAAGGCTTCTGAAAATTTTCCTTTCATCATCTTCAGAAACTATATAATGCCCTTCAGGATAAAACATATCACGAGCCTTGTAATCCTTCCCGTTATCAAGCCGGACACCATTCGGAATCCCAAAATGTTCAACCCCTAAGCCAAAACTGCAAAGAACTACATCAGAGTTTGGCGATTCCGTGCGGATGATGCTTGACATGATTTTGCGTGTCCTCATGTCCATCCAGTAGCTTCCCCAAGGTCTTTCCAGCTTCCAGCCGCCTTTGTTGTCAGGCACTCTGATGAATATATCCCATAAATGATGGTCTGATACCCAGAACTGATTAGGATGCAGAAGTGAATAATCCCGTTCTATGTATGGCATACACTTGTCATCAAAGGCTTTCTGCCCTTCCCTTGCCCTTATGCACATTGCTTTATCCATGTTCCTCACATAGTTGCGGAAAGCCTTGATTCCGGGGATAACGTCACCGTTCCTGTTGGCTTCTATCTGTACATCCCTGAAACAGGATTCTATGGATGGCTTTGTCTGCTGGAGGTACAGGGAATCAAATAATTCCATGTAATCTTTAGGGATTGAGCTTTGCCCCCTGTTATAGCCGCCCCTCTTGTCTGTGAGTCTTTCCACCTGTCCAGACTTGCTTTTTTTCTGCCAGTCGTACAGGGATTTTGATGTGAGCTGGAAATCGCCATGCTCTTTGTTCCATTGACTGATAAATGCAGCCCTGATATCACCTTTCCGTGTCATTCCCCCTTTGATTGCTTTCTTTTCAAATTTACGGTATTCCGATACTGCCAAGGCTCTTAATTCGCCTTTTTTCTTCTGTGCGTTTGTGCTGGTGTAATCCGTGTTGACAACGAATTGAGAATCACCACTAGTTTGATTGTAATAGGCTTTCTGTGCCTGTTCTGGAAGAGATTCCATAGAAATTTCCATTTTTCTGCCGCCCCGACCTGTAGAGGATGGAATATAGCGGTATGCATATTCACCATTCTTTGCTTTATTTCTTATTGCCCGTTCCGAATATCCCAACAGTTCAGCGGCTTCCTTTGTTGCTAACCATGCCATGCTGTAACACCACCTTTGGCAAAAATGTTGATAATTACTTTTCTGTTATCTCTACAGTTTCGGCAACTGCCTTGTATAATTCTTCTATATCAACATTTAGGGCTTTAGAAATCTTCAATAATGTTTCAACCTTGGGACATTTGATTTTTGAACATAAAATGCAGATATGATTAGGTCGTACATTTATTTGTTCAGCTAACCATACTTGATTTTTGCCTTTCAGGTATAGTTTCTTTAAAATCAATTTTCCTAAAGGTGTTTTATTATCCAAGTTTGTTGCCATAATACCTCCTTTCTGTATTTGAGTATACTCAAATACTTCTTTAATTTAACTTGAATATATGATACAATTTAACTGTAATTACATTATAATTGAGCATACTCAACTTGTCAAGAAAAACTTGAGTATGCTCAAATTTGGGAGGTATGTCATGGATACAATAGGAAGTAGAATGAAATTTATACGAAAAAAGGAAGGATTGAAACAAGCTGATTTTGCGAAGAGAGTTCTTGTGTCGGCTTCATATATTAGCAAGGTAGAATCTGAAAAAGAAACACCATCTGATATATTCACAAAGCTTGTAGCATTAGAATTTGGTATATCCTACGCATGGTTAAAAAATGGTGTCGGAAATATTCAGATTGACAAAAAAGAACATGATTATTTTGAAAGAAACACAACAGACGATACAAATAGTATACCAGAAGAAATTATGGAACTAAACTCAAATATTCAGAACTTGTTACAAAATAATAATACTTTTAGAAGAATGTGTATATCTGAAATTTGTCAGGATTTATCTAAAATAATACAAATGGATATGATAGGCAATGAAAAGGATTTAATAATTGAACTTCTAGCCGATTATTTGGGAAATATAGAAGAACTAGCCAATAAATTATATATGATTAGAAAAATAAATGATAGTTCCGAAAAGAGCGATTACTATATTTCTTCTCATATCAAAAGTATAGAAAAAATCTTTCAGGATTTATCAGATTTACTAATAAAGCCAAGTAAATGAACGTACTAAAAAACTTTTCCTTTGAGATAAAAATTTAAAAGTATTTCAATTTTACTGAAACCCTTGTAAAATCAGCGATTAAAAGACTTTTTCTATTGTTTTATTCAATTCCTTAGTACCCTCATTTTTCACAATTTAATTCCTTTGTCAAAAATGGCTGAAACCCTTTTAAACTCTAGCTTTTTTGACAAAGGAATTTTTCACGTTTTGCAGGACGCTTTACAAATCCGGAGGAATGTTATGAAACCATTAAATGAATTAAGCAAGGAAGAGATTCTTTCCGGTGAAATTTTTGAAGAAATTTTGAATGAAGCTGATGAAATAAAAAGGGCTGATTTGATTTCTGATTTAAAGCTTAGGGCGAAGGAGCTAGGAGTTAAAAGCCTGTTTGATGAAAAGCTTAAAACCTATCAGAAGATTGATAAGGAAACGAAAAGAAAGTATCAAGGCGGAGTTTCTTCTAGCAATGCTCCGCCAGATTCAAACATCGCTGATGTGCTGCAACTTCTTGATTACAAAATTGAGTATGACAATGACGGAAATGAGAAAAGCAGAAAGCTGCAGCAAACAGTCCGAAACTTTGAAATAATCATGGACAATGACAGCAGATTTGCTGGAAAGATTAAGTTTGACGAATTTTCAAGACAAGAATACCTTATGGGTGAAATCCCGTGGGAAAGCGAAAACTGCGACCGTGCATGGGGAAGTCATGATGATGCAGCACTGTATTCTATCATCCAGACAGATTATGGAGTAAAAAACAGGAATGACTACTTTGACGCTATTAAAAATGTGTCCATGAGAAATAAGTTTCATCCAGTAAGGGATATTTTGGATGGGCTGGAATGGGACGGTTCTGAAAGGATACGTAGCTTGTTACCGGATTATTTAGGCGTGGAGAGTACAGAGTATTGCTATCAAGTCATGCGCCTTTGGATGCTGGGCGCCGTTGCGCGGGTGTATGAGCCGGGGTGTAAGTTTGATTATACTATGATTTTTACTGGTCCGCAGGGATTGGGAAAAAGCACATTCCTTAAAATGATGTCATTAAATGATAGCTGGTTTAATGATTCGCTTGACAGCCTGGATTCCGACAAGGCGGCGCAGTCGCTTATGGGAAGTTGGATTGTGGAACTGGCGGAACTGAAATCACTGGCGCGGACTGCGGGCGGCGTGGAGAGCGTGAAGCGGTTCCTTACCGCTGCTCAGGACAAGTACCGCGTTCCATACGAGCGAAGGGCAGACATATTCCTGCGGCAGTGTGTGTTTGCTGGAACCACGAATAAAAGTGATTTCTTGCAGGACGAGACAGGGAATAGGCGTTTCCTGATTATTCAGACAGGGGTAAATAAGCCTACAAAGAGCCTTTTTGTCCCAGAAGCCGTAGAGGATATGAAAGCGGCATGGGCGCAGGCAGTACGTATCTGGAAAACAGAGCGGCCGGAACTGCTCTTGCCGGATTCATGCCGGGACGAAGCGCGGCGGCTTCAGGATGAGAGCATGGCGGATGATGGGAAAGTGGGGATCATTACGCAGTTTTTGGAGAATAAACAACGCACTTGTGTTTTGGAGGTCTGGAAAGAAGCACTGGAAGAAAATGGACGACCACAGAAGTGGCAATCTTCCGAAATCAGCGACATTATTTTGTCAATTCCGGGTTGGATGAGGGTGAAAAGTCCGACTAATTTTAAGGAATATGGAAAACAAAAATTGTTTCAAAAGAAGCTGCCATCTAACGAAAATTTGGCTACCAACTACCTACCAAGTGCTACCAACTCATCAAAAAACAGAGAAAAAATAGAAGATGGTAGCCAAAGTTCAGAAGATGGGTTCATGCCGATAGATGATTTTTCGCAGGAAGAATTGCCGTTTCAGTAGTCAAAAACGCAAAAATTTAGATGATTTGGTAGCGATGGTAGCTTGATGGTAGCCGCTGGAACCCTTGATTTTAAAGAAAAAAAACCAAAGCTACCAAAGCTACCACTATTTTAAAAAAGTATATATATAAATAAAGGGGATAGGAAAGAAAGTAGGAAAAGTAGTAAAGAAAAAGGATTTAAAAGATTGTTTGAAAATTTGGTAGTCTTGGTAGTCATAGTTGCAAAGGAGATTATCATGCAGGGAAAAATAGAACACATTCACTGAACAGCGGGGGAAATGGGAATGGCGGCAGTAAAGAAAACAGACATCCCGGAGATTGCATGTTTCATGCAGGACTACTGGGAGTTTAAGAAATCCGTATGGGTTGTCGAAGAGGGGGACGGGTACTGGCAGGATGCCATTGCGAGGGCTTCCGAACTGGGGAAAAAGTACCAGCAGGACTTATGCCAGGCTGAAATAAACGTGTTTATGGATTACCTGGAATGGACGGATGAGAAAAAGCATGGGAAAACAGAGCTTGGGTTTAACAGGTGGCTTTACATGAGGTATGCGAGGCGGGCGGAACTGGAGGGTAAGGGAAGAACGGAACAGGAAGGGACAAACAGATGAATAAAAAATGCTTATGGTGCGTGCACGATATAGTACTGACGGACAATGACGGGAAACGCCTTCATGTCTGCGTGAACAGGAGAAGCGGGAAATTTCTGCAGGAGCTTGACATCCTGGAGGATGGATGTGGGGGATTCGAGGAAGAAAGGTTCAGGGAGGACTGACATAATGGGATTAACCAGACTGACACATAAACGGGAGAGCGGGATGAAAAGCGGCTACTGGTCACCAAACAGGAAAGAGGAGCTGGTGGAACGGCTGGCAGAATATGAGGACTTAGGGGAACAAGGGAAACTGTTGAAACTTCCTTGTGCGGTGGGGGATATGGTGTATGTACTCCGCCTTGATAATACAGCATACATGATGAACAATGAAAAGGTGTGGGAAATTGTCGAAGATAAATTTGAGATTTTTCATTTTGACAGCATAGGTAAAACCGTTTTCCTCACCAAAGAAGAAGCCGAAGCTGCATTGAAAGAATTAGAGAGGGGTAAGGGAGAATGAGACTGATTGATGCAGATAAAATTGACTTTGGAAAGGTTTTTATAGGTGCTTCTGATTTTGCGAAAGATACAAGAGAAGCGGCACAGAAGCTGATTGACGAACAGCCTACCGCCTATGACGTGGATAAGGTTGTGGAGCAGTTGGAAAAAGAAAGTCAAAACATAGAACTTATATACCCGACAGACCAAGGGTATGACTATGAAGATGCCATAGGAATTGATATTAACAAGGCAAAACAAATCGTAAAATCCGGCGGCATTGAATGAAATCGGTGAGTGTATGGGCAAAACGGACAGGCTTACGCCGATGCAGAAAGGAGGCAGGAAAAACATGCACACGAAAAGAAACCCGTATATAGACCGGGCGAAGCACTGCATAGGGCTAGACAGGAAGAAACCATACATCCGGCATGGGAAGAAGTTCTACCGCCCATACCGTAATTATTTTGCCACTGGCAGGGATTACGAGGTTTGGGAAGTGATGGAGTCTGCCGGACATGCGAAACGTGGGGAACAGAACCAGCATGGAGGATATACATTCCATCTAACCCGCGCAGGGCTGGACTGGCTAGGCAAACAGCTTGGGATACATATCTATGACGAGGGAGAAGATACATGACAGCGGAACAGAAACGCCGGGCGGCCGCAAGGAAAGACGCTGCCGCCCTGCGTAACATACCACGGATGGCATACTGGCACATGGCGCACAGGCCGTACCGGGTGAAGAGGAGAGGCGCGGCGCTAAGGTGATGAAACAGGAAGAGGGGAGGGGCAGCAATGACAGAAAACGAGAAGAAGAAAATGTATTTGAAATCTTACAGGGAATCCGTAAAAAGGGAGCAGGAGATTCTGGAGGAAATACAAAGGCTGAGGATGGACAAGATGTTCCCCTCAGTGGCCAATGACGGGATGCCGAAAGGGGGCGGACACAGCGACCTGTCGGATTACATGGTGATACTGGACAGGCAGATACAGGCATTGAAGGAAGAACGGCTTGAAAGGGCAAAAATCCAGGAAGGCATTGACAGGAGGATACGCCAGATGTCCGATGCAGATGAACAGCGCGTTTTAAGGCTTCGGTACATAAAGGGGATGACATTTGAACAGGTAGCTGTAGATATGGGATACACGTACAGACATGCTACACGATTGCATGGGAGAGCACTTGTAAATTTTAAGATGTCCTAGTATGTCCTATTTGACCTGTGGTATAGTGTAGACTGAAAGAAATGAAACACAGTGAAAACGTCCCGTAGAAGTGCGGGGCGTTTTGTCGTGCAGAAAGAAGGTGTTGCAGGATGGCAAAAAAACTAACAGAAAAACAGAAACGTTTTGTAGAGGAATACCTGATTGACCTGAATGCGACACAGGCTGCAATCAGGGCGGGATACAGACTCAAAACAACATGAAAAGGAAGGTGAGGTGAGTGTCGCGGAAACCGAATGAACAGATGCTCCAGGCAAGGGAACTATTTCAGAAGGGCATGAAATTGGTTGAGATTGCAAGTCAACTAAATCTGCCGGAAGGAACTGTCCGGAGCTGGAAGAACAGACATAAATGGGATTGCAACGTTGCAGGGAAGAAACGCAACGTTGCGAATAAGAAAAGGGGCGGGCAGCCCGGAAATAAAAATGCTGTCGGAAACAATGGCGGTGCGCCGGAACAAAACAAGAACGCTGAGAAGTACGGCTTTTTCAGCAAGTATCTCCCTGATGAGACCAGGGAGATTTTTTCTGCCATCGAACAGGCAGACCCGCTTGACCTCCTCTGGCACCAGATACAGATTGCGTATGCAGCTATTATCCGGGCGCAGCGTATCGCATACGTGAAAGACCAGAAAGATAAGACAATTGAGAAAGTAGAGGAGAGAGAAGGGAACGTCTGCGGGGAGAAATGGGAGGTGCAGCAGGCATGGGATAAGCAGAACGAGTTCCTGAAAGCCCAGGCACGTGCCCAGTCAGAGCTTCGCAGCATGATTAAGCAGTATGACGAGATGCTGCATAAGAACTGGGAGATGGCGAGCGAGGAACAGAGGGCGAGGATTGATGCCCTGAAAATTCAGGCAGCAAATGCAGCCGGGACAGGGAATGAGGAAGTAGAGGATTGGATTGCGGCTGTGTCCGGGGAAGGTTTGGAGGTAATTCCGTGTGGCAAGTGAAAAGTTGCAGGATGCTCAGGCAGATAAAAGGATGCTGCGGAGGGATTTTTTCAGGCAGAGGATTCCGTATTACCGGAAAGACCCTGCACTGTTCGCGGTGGAGGTGCTAAAGTTCGAACCTGATGGATGGCAGCGGGAAGCACTTATGGATTTGGCGGGCAATCCGAAAGTAAGCATAAAATCAGGGCAGGGCGTAGGAAAGACAGGGCTTGAGGCGGCAGCGCTGCTTTGGTTCCTGACGTGTTTCTCTTACCCCAGGGTAGTTGCGACAGCGCCGACCAAGCAGCAGCTCCACGACGTATTGTGGAGTGAATTGGATAAATGGATGAGCCGTTCACCGCTGTTACGAAAGATTCTGAAATGGACAAAGACGTATATTTACATGGCAGGGAAAGAGAAGCGGTGGTTTGCCACGGCGAGGACGGCAACAAAGCCAGAGAACATGCAGGGATTCCACGAGAATAATAACAGCGTGTTCATGCTGGAGTATTTGAACGCGGAGAGCCGCATAAAAAGGGGGGTTG